GCTAAAAGTCGAGGCGGAGAAATGTAAACTAAGATCAGAGCGAGACTATAATCATATCTGGCTTGGCCAACCTCTCTCTCAAGCCGATGACTATCTCTTTCAAAGCGATAAGCTCTACAAATCGCTGGAAACGCGGGAATTCGGCGGTTTACTCTCACGCCAGCGAGTTCTCGGCATAGATTTTGCGGCCCAAGGTAACGATCATTGCGTTGCTACAATCTTAGATCGCAAAAGCAGCGTGCACTGGCAACTTGTAGAGCGCATAAGGTGGGATGATGATAGCGGAATGGGGTCAATAGGGCGCATTGTAAATATGCTAGGCAATTTTAAACCTGATGTTGCGATAATCGATGTTGGCGGCATGGGGCATCTAGCGCACTCAAGGCTAGTAGAAATCGGCATGAAGATAGAGCGCTTTGATGGGGCAAGCACTGCTGCAGTGGATAGCCAAAACTACGTAAATGCAAGAGCCGAAGGCTACTATCTACTAAAAGATTGGCTTGATCGAGAGTGCTTGATGCTCGACAAAAAAGACAGCGAAGTACTAAGGCAGCTAGAAAAAATCAAAATGAAATATCGCAGCGATGGCAAAAGGATTTTGCAAGCTAAGGTTGATATGAAAAAAGAACTAGGCTTCAGCCCAGATGATTCTGATTCGTTAATGATGGCGGTTTGGGCGGCGGTTAAATTTTTAGGCAATAGCAATCACACTATGAGCTATGCGCAGCAGCAAGCCGCGCCAATTCGACGGGTGGCGAATAGCGGTTTAAATAGGCTTTTGCGTTCGTAAAATTTTCGTGTATTAGTTGCAATAGAATTGTTTAATTAAATTAATTGGGGCAACCATGAGCTTTTTAGCACCAAAACCAGACGTGCCAGCTTTTAATCCAGCACCAGCACAAGATTTGGGCGATGAGACAAAAAAAGCAAAAAAGCAAAGAGCCGCTCTTTTAAGCACAGAGGGGGGCATGGCTGGCCAAGAGTTGCAGACAGGCCAAGTTTCAGCGCGCGGGACACTCTTCGGGAACTAAAAAATGAAAATAGATGATTTAACGCGCATAAAAGAAATGTATTCTCAGTTAAAAAGCGACAGAGAAAACTATAAACCTACGTGGGAAAAGATAGCCCGCTACACGGGAATAGCGGTAGACCCAGATTACATACGCAATAAAGAGCGAGATAAAGGCACAGACCTAGACCAGTACATTTCTGACCCAACAAGTATGACAGCCGTTAACCAATTTGGTGATTATATCATCGGCATTATGTGGGGCACTGGCGACAGAGCACTAAACATCGTTCCATCACGCTATGTTTTAGAGTATACCGACAGCGATATAGTGGCGGATTACTATGATTTTGTTACAAGCCAGCTGCTATATCACATGAACCATGAGGATGCAGGGCTGAATAATGCGCTCAAGCCCTATGCTTACGATCAAGCTTCTTTTGGCACATCGGCGGTTGGTGCTTTCCCTAACCAAGCTTTCAAAGAGCGAAAAGCAGATAATGCTTTAATCTTCCGCCCATACGGTATAGACAATTTATGTATAGATGAGGGTAAAAATGGTTCTGTTGAATATATTTTTGCAACTTATAATTGGCGCGTTAGCCGTATTGTCGGCGAGTTTTGTCACGATGGCAGCGGTGGAGTAGATGAAAGCAAAGTCTGCAAGCTACCAAAAGAGCTTATGGACTGCTACCAGAAGGGCGATTTAAATAAAAAACATACTATTGTTTTCGGGGTACTGCCACGAGCGGATTTTGATCCAAAATTGCAGGGCAAAAGGGGTACGAAATATAGGGGTGTCTGGTTCCTTGAAAATTCCAAGGAAGGCGGCATCTTTGCCGAAGAAGATTTTGCAGAAAAGCCTATCGCCGTAGCGCGCATGATTAAGGTAAGGGGCGAAACCTTTGGCCGCTCCTCTGGAACTATGCTTTTATCTACTATATCAGCAGTCAATTTTATGCTTTCAACTAGCATAGAGATACTGGAGAAGATGGCCAATCCATCGCTTGGCGTTTTTGGTAACGCTATCTTTGGGGATTCGGTGCTTGACACGTCTCCACAAGGCCTAACAGTCTTTAACCCTGCTTTGTCTGGTAACGGCAACCCAGCTTTCCCGCTTTTTGACGTAGGAAACCCAGCGCCTTTAATGCAAATGCTAATCCCTTATCTAAATGACAAGATACTAAGCGCCTTTAAGATTGATGCATTGTTGGATTTTAATCAAAGCGCGGACATGACCGCGACCGAGTCAATGCAGCGCTACACTATAAGAGCAAAGAGCTTAGCAGGTATTTTAACGCAGCAAAAGACAGAGCTTTTAGCGCCCCTTGTTAAACGCTGCGTGTCAGTCTTAATGGCTCTGGAACAACTAGGGGTTGATCCTAGAGTTTCTGGCGAAAAGGCCGCAATGCTCCTGCAGATCAACAAACAAGAGCGCATCATCCCAGCCGAAGTTTCGCGCGTTATGGCGGAAGGCAGGCCGTGGTTTGAGATTCGCTTTAATAACGAAATGGAGCGCATGACGCGGACAGAGGCCTTGCAGAATCTTATTCAGGTTTTAAACGCAATAGGCGGCATAGCGCCTTTATATCCTCAAATTATTGAGGCTGTGGACTGGTATAAACTACTAGCAGACATCAACAATAACCTAGACGCTAATAATCAAATCATCATTAGCGAGCAGGAATTTAAAGACAAGATACTTGCAGCAGCTCAAATGCAGCAAAACATGATGGCTATGCAGGCTGGACAAATGGGCGCTCAGATTCAAAAAGATATGGCGGGTGCTAATAAATCAAACTCAGAGGCAGCAAATGGCATTAGGTGATTACAGCGACTTTTTAGATAAAATGCAAAAACACAAAGCAGACGCGGAGAAAAAAACACACATACAAACTGAAAGGGCCGATGAATACAAACGGGCGCTCAATAATTGCATGGGCACAGAAGACGGAATTTTTGTGCTGCGATACATACTGCGCTACGTCGGGCTTTTCTCGGAAGGGTCTATGGACGCTATTAAATTACTGGACGAAAGAGGGCGTAAATCTGTCTATCTGAATATGATTCGCCCCTATTTAGATCAAGAAATTTTACGTAAAGTTGAAACTAACTTGGAGATATTATGAGCGAAGAAAATATTATACCGACGGCAATAAACGCCGAAATAGCACCTACTCAAACTAACGAAACACAAATAGCCCCTGCACCAGAAGAGGTAAAATCTACACAGCAATTTGCTATACCTGAACCATACAAAGAGAAGGGATGGGCAAAGAACCTCAAAAACGAGGAAGATTTGTGGAAAATGCTTGATAATACACAAGCCCTTGTTGGGAAAAAGACCGTAGCCCTAGATTTTGCGAAAGCAACCCCGAAAGAAATAGATGATTATTATAACCAATTGCGCCCCGCTGATAAAGCAGCATATGATTTTGCAGAAATTCCAGATGACCAAAAAGAAGTATACGCAGATTTATTGCATAAACACGGCATAAGCGCCAAGCAAGGCAGCGACCTTGTAAAAGAATACGCTGCATTGCAAAAAACCCAGCTTGAAAAAGCTTACGATAAAGACGCCTTTGTTGATGAATTAAAAAATTCATTCGGCCCAAATTATGAAGAGCCAGTAAAGAAGATTACAAATGCACTATCCCGCAATCTAAACGATCAAGACAAGAAAATTTTAGACAGCATGCCTAATCAATATATTGGAGCGGTCTATCGTTTGGCGGATAAGATTATTTCGGCTTATGGGGCGCAAGAGTTAGGTACGGCGGCGAACGCACCTACAGCAAGCACCCCAATCGATAAAGAAACTATGGCGAGCCAATTCCGCCAGGAAATACGCGCAATGAAAACCAGGCCGCACACACAAGCTGAACTATCCGAACTTACAAGCAAATTAACTAACTTATACAGGGGCAAATAACATGAAAGCTTTAAGAGTAACAATCTCTGGCTCATACAGGACGGCGGATAAGGATATAATCGATTATAATGTTTCCGGTGTAATCCCATTTATAGGGAACGAAGATATTTTGATTATGCATATTAGGCGTCGTTACGCCGCCATGTGGATAGCTGCTAGTAATAAATACAAAGACCGCGTGTTAAGCATTAGAGAATGTTACATAGACAAAATCGAATTAATCGAAGCGGAATTCTCTTTTGTCGGGAAAGATATAATCGAGATGACCCAGGAAGAGTTGCAAGACCTAGCGTCAGTTAAAGATTTGCGCTCAATACCGCTTTACAAGAAAACATCAACCAGGCAGATGCAAAACGTAGCTTACGCCTCTTATGCTAAGTCGGTTCTAGGGCAGCAAATAGACGAAAAGGAAGAAGCTTTTAATATAGCTAAATTGCCGCCGATTATTGTTAAAGATCCTTCCTGGCAGCAAGATAAGACAAAAAAACACACGAACGAAGAAATCTTAGCTAGCGAACAAGAATCGCAACAAATCCAAAATAAGAAAAAGTAGTTGCAACCATAGAGCGATTACTTTAATGTGCTAACCACCGAGGCAACTCAACAAAACGTTGAATCTTGGTCGGTTAGCCGCCATAGCAAAAGGCTAGAAAATCCCTGAGTGGACAACTTTCGATTAAAAAAAATCAATTGTATTCATTCAAATACAGGGTAAAGCTATGACTAGCAATACGTATCTACCGACTCTTGACCAAGGGTTGATGCAAAATTTTCGTTCATCTTTCTTTGAGTTGGCGCAACAAAAAACCTCGCAATTAGAAAGTTCTGGCGCTGTTATCTATCTGCCTTCTGCTGGCAAAACAAACAACATGGCCCGTATCGGTCGCCTAGAATTGTCAGAGGTAGCACAAAGGAACCCAGACAAACAATACGGCGATTACTCAATCGATAACCGCCTGCTTACTAAAAGGCGTTTTACCCGCACAATTACCGTTGATGCTCTTTACGACATAAACGAACTAATTGCGGACCCTTCTAGCTCTATCTTGCAGCAGCTTGTTAATGCTAAATCACGCACTATAGACCGCGTCATTGCAGCCGCCGCCGTTGGTACAGTAAATGTAGGAGCGCCGAACGGTTCTCCAACCGCGATTTCTGCCGCAACAGACGGAGTTTTAACCGTCGATGCTTCAGCGGGTTTAACTTACGACAAAATACAAGAAATTACGCAAAATTTTATTAATAATGAACTCGAATACTCGATGTTTAAAGGTTCTATTTTATGCCTAACGGGTACTGAAAATACCGACTTGATGGGCGAAGTAGAATTTATAAGCTCCGATTATATAACTGGCCGCCCAGTAGAGACAGGAAAAATGCAATCAGCTGGTACTTATCAAATTGCAATGTTTGCTGGCTCCGTGAACGGTGGCGCTACAGTTACAAACCCAGTGCTTGCAGAAGGTACAACTACACGTTCTTGCATCTGTTTAGCCCCTGAGTCCATTGCAATCAGCATGGAACTTGCGGATCTAGGCATTACTCGCAGCGCAACTAAAGTTAATTCAAACGATATAACTATTGATCTTTGGATTAATGCTATGCGTACAGAAGGTTGCCGCGTCCAGATTGTAACCACTACAATATAGTAAAAGGGGCTATCATGAGCTTACCAGTCCAGAAGAGAATAAAAACATTAGAGTTAACAGACTCTACTAATGTTGATCTTGCCAACTTAGCGGCGACAGCCGCCGAGTTAAATAACGCATGCGACGTATCAGCCAGAATGGTTGCGATTGATGTTAGCACATCTATTGTACAAGCCACCCACGAGGGGAAAACTCTCTTAATGGGCGGCGCTGGCTCTGCGAGAACGCACACGCTACCAGCAGCAACTGGTAGCGGTGCGTGTTACAGATTTGTAGTCGGGGCTGTAAACACCTCT